CCGGACCGGGGATTTCTGGACACACTGCCCTTCATGAATCTTGTCAGCGAGGTCATCGCCTATGATGATCTCGACGGTGCTGAGGGGCCCATTCATGGTCGCATCACCCCAACGGGAGAAGTCTGGGAAGGTTCTGGCCCAGGCGGGGCGTTTGCTTTTGTCGAAGACGGCTGGATCAGGGGCGACACAGCGCAGGCCAACTCCAACGCCTACCTTACACTAAATCCCGGAAAGGGCCCGCTCGCTGGGGTCGCTTGCGTCATCGACTTCTGGAGGAACGATCTCACCGGCACAGCTGTGACCGGCAAAGGCGTCCAAGCGGTCATCATGCTCCAGGCTGCCGATAGCAATCTGACCAAGATGCTGCATGCCCAGATCAACGTGAATGGCTGCATCCTCGACCTGCGCAACGAAGATGATCCGACCATCCCAGACACAGGACAGGGTCGCTGGAGGAACGGCATCGCTGGAGAAGCCGGTGGTTTCACTGTTCCAAAGGGAGCCAAGGTATTCGCCGGGCTTTTCTTCGAGCACGCCAGCAATGAGTATCGTTTCGTTGTAGCAACGGCCAACTCGATCTTGTTCGACAGCGGTTGGGCAACCCATCCGGACATTCCGGCATTGCCGGACTTGACCAAAGCAACATGGCAGATCGGTGGCCCCCAGAATGCTGTTGCCGATGGCTACTCGCCGCGCATTTCGTCACCCGTGATCGGCGGCTTCAAGCGTGGCGGCATGCCGATTCACTATCTCGACGCACCGCCGCTACCCTCTCGGAAGTCCGGTCTTCGGACCATCGAGATGCCCGACATTCGGCTTGAAGATGCCACCTACCATCGCTTTTTCGAAGCCGACACACTGAGCAGCTACGTCGATGCCGGCATGCTGGTGGTCAACGCAATCAACAGCGACCAAGCCTATTTCTTCGGCGTCTACTCGGTCAACACGCGGGCAGGGATGCTGATACCGGAGATCTTGCCAATCTTCGAAACCGGTTTCGGCGGCGTGCCGCTTGTTATCCGGGCGACGAATGGCGCAGCTGGCTCTGCCATCGATATCAAGGTCACCAATGCCGATGTGAAGGCAACCGACGTGTCGGCTCGCCTCACTGGCTTCGGCATCCGCGGCAACTTCGGCTTTGCCAAGCCAGGGGTCGCGGCGATGACCAACTCTACCGAACGCGCGGTTCCTACCGCTTCGACGGTGCGAGAGGTTTCGAAGGACATTACCACTGCTTCTTGGGTCCAGGTCGCTACAGCTAGCACCGCGGTGAACGGCGGTGTTCTGATCGGGTCGGTCGAGGTCACCGTTACCTGGGGGGCGGTCCAGTATGGCCGAGCCATCATCCACGCATCGGCCTATCGCCAGCTCGCTCTCGACGTGCCGAAAGTGGAAATCCAGGGCGACCTGATTACGGGCATTCGCCTGTCCCGGGACGGGGTCAACATCAAGCTCGAGATCTTCACCAACAGCGCCCAGCCCAAGACGGTCAAGGTCCGCCAGCTGGGAGAGAACGGCCTCCTGACCCTTGGTCCAATCATCGAGAACAGCGCCCCCTTTGCCACCGAAGCGATCGAGCGGACCAATCTCGCGCCGAACGCCGCAGCCATTGCCAATGTCGCGGGCGGAGCAACCGTCGATGCAGAGTCCCGCACTGCGATCAATGCCATTCTGGCGGTGATGCGCGCCAAGGGAGACATCGCGACATGATGCATGAAGCCAAGATCCAGACATTTTCCGGCATCATGGCTGCCATCAGCACGATGATGGGCTTTGCCGCACCCTGGCCACACGTCGTGGCCGGGCTGTTCTTCGCTGTCGCCGGCGGCTTTGTCGGCATGACGGTCAGCCCGCCGGCCGATCGGCTCGCGCTGCCGTTGACCGTGCTGGTGGCCCTGGTGATCGGCATCTTTGCCGGGCTCGCGCATCCCCACTTCGCAGGTGGCGGGGCGTGGATCGGATGGATTTCGGCCCTGCCGGTGCAGCTGGTGATGGGCGTGGCCGGGCTGGCTTCGCCTTGGCTGGCCCGCCGTGCGGCTGCCGGGGATCTGTCGCTGCCATGGAAGAAGGGAAGCGGACAATGACCTTCATCCTCACCGTCGCCTATCTCGCCATCGCTGCCGTGCTGCTGTGGCATTCGGCGGAAAGCGCCGACCGCCGCCCGTTGCACCGGGCCATGCTCTATGCCTTCGGCTTTGCCGCCATGTGCTTCGGCAGTGCCCGCTTCCTGATGCTCACCGGTACCGCGCGGGCTGACTGGCAATGGATCTTCGATCTCGGCCATGTCGCGCTGATCGGCTTCGCCGTGATGTGGATCGCCCGCGAGACCGGACTTGCTCGCTTCCTCAGGGAGAATGGCGAATGACCGCTATCGACTGGCCGCTCGACAGCAACCGCATCCGGCGCGGGATGGTCAATCACACCTTCGGCACGGTCCGCCGGAACCCCGATGGCTCGGGCCGTCCGCACCAGGGCTGGGACTTCGAGGCCCCGGAAGGCACGCCCTGCTATGCCGTCGCCAATGGCACAGTGGTCGCAGTGCGTAACGGCGGTGCCTATGGCAGGCAGGTGATCATCGAATTCCGGCATGATCGCGACGGTGACGGACGGCTCGACCTGTTGTTCGCGCACTACGCCCATCTCTCGCGCATTGATGTGACAGCCGGGCAGGCGGTGACGATCGGCCAGCAGATCGGACTGACGGGCAACACCGGCAATGCCGGGTCGATGCGGGGGCCGGATCAGCACCTGCATTTCGAGCTGCGCGCCATGGTCGCGCCGGGCACCGGCCTGAATGGGCGTTATTCGCCCATCGAGATATTCCGCGTCTGCCCTTTGGGCAATCCGGTGCCGCGCCGGGGGATCACGTCGGGGCGGCAGGTGCCATGAGGCTCATCGACAGCTTCGCCACCGGGCTGATCGCCCTGCTCGCCTGTGTCGCGCTGGCGCTGGTCCCGCTGTTCGTTGCGGCATGGAGCGATACCCGGCGGTGTGCGCAGGCGAACCGGCGCAAGTGGCGCGAGTTCGCCTGTGCCGCCATGGCCGTGCTGGCACTGGCGGCCTGTGTCGCGCTGGTCCGGGTCTTTCTGGAAAGGATCGGCTGATGGAGCCGCTGAGCCTCTCCCGCTCGGTGCAGCGCTTGGTGCCCTTCGAGCTTTGGAACAACGGCGAGACCGCGCCGATCAACTGCTCCGGCTTCACGGTCAGCGTGGAAGAGACCAGCCTTCCCTTCGTCCCGGCCATCCAGACCATTGATGCCGCCACCGGACGCTTTCAGATGTTGGCGCCGACCGAGCAGCAGCTCGCCACTGTCACTTCGGGCAGGCGCTACCGCATCAAGGTGATCTGGCGCGATGGGGCCGATGAGCCTGTCGAAGGCTTCACCATGGCCGTGGTGTTCGACTGATGGCACGGGTCCGCATCATGTATTCCCCGCCACCGGTGGTGGTGATCCGCCCTCTCGATGGGCCCATGGTGCGGATCAGCACTGCCCCCCCTGCCCAGGTGAAGGTCATGACGGCCGGCATCCCGGGGCCGCCTGGGCCACCCCCTCCCGATCCCGGCGACATCGCCGCCATCTTCAATGCAGCATAGGAGCGCGCCGTCATGGCCAGCCTGATTCAACGCCTGACCGACCTCGCCACTGCCATCAAGGCAGAGACCAAGGCGCTGCGCACCATGATCTCCGGCACCAATAACGGGACCGTGGCCGGGCTCAACACCACCGCCACCAACCTGGTCGCGGCCATCAATGAGGTCCTGTTGCTGAGCGGCGGCGGCGCGTCGCAGCAGGATATCGACGATGCGGTCGCCGCGCTGCGCACTGAGCTGCTGGGTGGAGCCGGCGCGACCATCGATACTCTGAAGGAAATCGCTGATCTGCTGGCCGTTAATGACAGCACCGATGCCGCATTGGCCGCCCTCGTGGCGCTCAAGGCCAACAGCAGTGACGTCTATACGCAGGCTCAGATCGGCAATCCTGACACCGATCTGGTGGCTCTCTGGAACGCGGCATAGCCTGTGAGCCTGATCGCCCGCCTTGCCCTGCTGATTTCTGCGATCAAGGCAGACTTCGCTGCTCTGGCCGCACGGGTCACAACGCTGGAAGGCGGTAGTGGCGGCGGCGGTGGTGGAAACGGCATCTCGATCCTGACGTTCCACGCCGATCTCGGCACGACGATCACGCTGACCAATCAGGCCAATGCGCTGCAAGGGCTGGGCAACAACGGCCGAAACGAGTGCTATTTCGACGCGACGAATTTCACCCAAGTGCGGGTTTGCGCGCGTCTCGTGACCTCCAGCGCCAGCCCCAACAGCCCGCGCCTTTACCCGCAGTATTTCGATGGCCTGGCATGGGTCACCGTGGGCACCGGGGCAGGCTCGCAATCGGTTTCGATGGCCAACCCGACCGGGAACAAGAGGAGCGATTGGATCACCATTCCGGCAGGCGGCAAAGCCGATGTGATCTGGCGCATCGCCCAGGACGGCGGTGATGGCGTGGCTGACCCGGCCTTGGGTGCCACCTGTCTGCAGTTCCGATGATGGCTGGCCAGACAGAAAGGATCAGGTGATGATGGCATTCGGACTCAAGATGCTGGGCTGGGGCAAGACCATAGCCCGGATCATGCGTGCGGCGCTGCGCTGGATCTTCGCGGACTGGGTTCGGGTGGCGATGGTGCTGGCCCTTGCTGCTGCGGTGCTGCTCTTCACCCAGCGCAATGATGCGCGCGAAGGGGAAGCCCGCTGGCAGGCCGCAAGCGAGAAGAACTTCGCCGCCGCGCGCAGCTGGCGGCAAGCCCATGCCCGGCTGATCATCGACACTCAGTCCCAGCGCGCCGTTGCTGCCCGGCTCGATCAGGCCAATGCCGCGCGGGTGCAAGCCGAACTCGCCCAGGTCAAGGAAAGGACCGCCCATGCCTATGAAGCTCGCCTCGCCGATACTGCTGCTGCTCTTGGCAGCCTGCAGTCACGCCTTGTCCGAACCGCCGCAGGTGACAGTGGTGGCAGAGACGCGGCAGGTGGCAGTGCCCTCACCGCCCGCTGCCAGGCTTTTGGAGCGGCCGACTGTGACACGCTTCTTGCCGCGCTCCCCGGACAGCTCGCCGCCGCCGAGCGAAACACCGCAGCCCTGATCGGCCTGCAGGAATACACCTGCGCCATGCTGGCCACCGACTGGGGCAATGCCAAGCGCGAGACCTTTGCCGCCGATGTGGTGGAGGCCTGCGCCGGGCATGGCATCATTCTTCCTGAGGGTTAGACAAGAGTGAAACAGACCGCTGAAGACATCCCGGCCGATCTTGCCACGCTGGTCCGCATCGGCACGGTGATCGAGGTCGATCTGACCGAGGCCCGTTGCCGGGTCCGCTTCGGCGATCCCGACGAGGCTGACGATGAAGGCGAGACACCGCCGATCCGCTGGGTCACACCGCGAGCCGGCAAGACGCGCATCTGGTCACCACCGTCGATCGGGGAGCAGGTCGTGCTGCTGAGCCCCGATGGCCAGATCGGCGCGGCGGTGGCGATCTGCGGCGTCGTGCAGGATGCCTTCCCCCCGGTCGGCAATAGCTTGGCCGAGCTGATAGAATGGGAAGACGGCGCGCAGATCCGCTATGATTCGCAGAGCCACGAGCTGGAGGCGCAGCTGCCCGCAGGCTCGACCGTGCGCATCATCGCCGAGGAGATCAGGCTGGAAGGCAATGTCACTATCATCGGCACGCTCGATGTCGAAGACGATGTCGCTGTCCAGGGCCAGATCACCAGCACCGGCGACATGATTGCCGACGATGTCAGCCTGAAGGATCACACCCACACCGGCGTTTCCAGCGGTAGTAGCACCAGCGGAAAGCCTGTTTGATGATACGCCCTCAGACGCCGGGCGGCAGGCCTCCGCCTGCCTTGGCTTCCTCGCATAAGCTCGGGCGGCCGGTCGGCCTTGCACTCGCCTGCGGCTCGCGACAGAACGGCCCCGGTGGAGGGGCCGCAAGGGCGACCGCCCGCCCGCAGCGACGCGGCTGCAAGCCGCATGAGCGAGGATATCGCGCGGCGGATGCCGTGCGGAACAGTAAAAGGTAACGCCCGGCGTTACCCTGCCACCCTCTGGCCTTTCCTTGGCGCGCGGGCTTTGCCTTGCTGCCATGATCGGAATGAGCGCCTCGACCGGACAGCCGCTGGACGGCACTGCCCATCTGGCGCAGTCGATCGGCGATATTCTGACCACCCCCATCGGCAGCCGTGTGATGCGGCGCGACTATGGCTCGCTGTTGTTCGAACTGATCGACCAGCCTGTCACCGCCGCCACTCGGCTCCTGCTGTCCGCCGCCACAGCCATTGCCCTTCGCCGCTGGGAGCCTCGCCTGCAGCTGACCCGCGTCACCTTCTCCGGCGAACCGCAGACCGGCGCGCTGGCCGTCAACATCGAGGGCCGTCGGACCGACGTGCCGCAGGCCAACAGCCGCCTTTCGCTTTCGATTCCCATCCGCCCGATCGTTCCCGCAAGCATCTGAAGGAACCGCCATGCCCCACGGCCTTACCATTACCGAATCCACCACTGGCCCGCGGGTCATTGCACCCGCCAGCCTGGCCGTGATCGGCCTGGTCGCCACTGCCACCACCAGTGCAGGCGCACCCGCTCAGGCTGCGCTTGATGCAGCCTTCCCGCTCAACACCCCGGTGCTGATCGCAGGCAATGTCGATGCGGCCGCAGCGAATGCCGGCGACGGCGGCACGCTGGGTCCGGCGTTGACCGCGATCGGTGACCAGGCGAGCCCTATCGTCGTTGTAGTCCGCGTCGCCGAAGGTCTCGACCAGGAAGAAACCGATGACAATGTGATCGGGGCGACCGCCGGTAACAGCTACACCGGCCTGCAAGCGCTGCTGGTGGCAGAGCAGCAGCTGGGCGTGAAGCCGCGCATCATCGGTGCCCCCGGTCTCGATACTCAGGCCGTGACGGCCGAGATGGTCACCGTGGCGCAGAAGCTGCGCGCCATGGCCTATGCCTCGGCCATCGGGGCCGATGTCGCCGCCGCCGCGCTCTATCGCGCCAACTTCACCGCGCGGGAACTGATGCTGATCTGGCCCGACACCACCGCCTCTGACACTTTCCCCGGCGATATCGTTGCCCGCGCGCTGGGCCTGCGCGCTCGCATCGACGAGGAGCAGGGCTGGCACAAGACCATCAGCAACGTGCCGCTCGGCGGCGTGCTGGGCATGGACAAGGATGTGTCCTTCGACCTGCTCGATGCCTCGACCGAGGCCGGTCTGCTCAACGATGCGGAGATCACCACGATCATCCGCCAGAACGGCTTTCGCCTGTGGGGCAACCGCACCTGTGCCGGCAATGACGCGCCGGAATACGCCTTCGAGAGCGCGGTCCGCACCAGCCATGCGCTGCAGGACGAGATCGCCAGCATCGTCGCGCCCTTCCTCGATCAGCCGATGACCACCGGCCTGATCAAGGATCTGCTGGAAACCGGCAACGCCCGCTTCCGCCAGCTCGTGGTGCAGGAACGGCTGATCGGCGCTGAGATGTTCTTCGACGAGGACGCCAACAGCCCACAGGAACTGGCTGCCGGGCGCCCGACCTTCCGCTTCCAGTTCACTCCGGTCGCGCCGCTGGAGAACCCGCAGGTCGAGCTGGTGATCACCGACTTCTATTACACCGGCTTTGCCGACCAGCTCGTCTAAGAAGGAAACACTCCAATGGGACTTCCGCGCAAACTGAAGAACTGCAACGCCTTCATCGATGGGCAGGGCTATCTCGGCACCATTGCCGAGTTCGAGGAGCCCGCGCTGGCGCTGGCGACCGAAGACTATCGCGGCGGCGGCATGATCGGCGGGGTCAAGATCGATCTCGGACTCGAGATGATGGAAGCCAAGCTGAAGATGGGCGGTCATGTGAAGGAGCTGATCCGCAAGTTCGGCACGCCCTTCATCGACGGTGTCCGGGTTCGCCTGGTCGGGGCCTACCAGGCCGACGACGTGCCGGTGCCCGAAGCGGTCGAGTGCTTCATCGGCGGTCGCTTCACCGAGATCGGCATGGGCACCAGCAAGCCGGGCGACGATACCGAGCAGGAATACACCGTGGCGCTCAGCTACTACCGCCGCGTCGTCAACGGCCGGACCGAGGTCGAGATCGACATGATCGCCGGTCGCTTCGTCGTCGACGGCACCGATCGCTACGCCCAGATCATGGCCATCATCAACAGCTGACCCGAAGTCCCCGGCCGGTTTCATGCGGGGGGCTGGCCGAAGGATGGTGGGCCGGGGCCGAGTTCCTCTCCCCCCGGCCCATTTCCCCGCTAGC